GGGGTTGTTACATTAAACGTGACTCCGCCGTAGTTAACAGTTGAGCCTCCGCCTGTCATTCCGTTTATCAGGTCACTTATACCAGCTCCGTTCATACCGCCACCGCCCATCATTCCAGCATAGGTTGAGTCGGTTATCCCGCCAGTTTTAAGGAATTCAGCGTATCCCTTTTCAAATTGAGTTCCTTTAAATGGGTTTTCTGTTGAAGTAGAGCCAGAACCAGCCCCTGAACCAGAGCCAAAATTAGAATCATTGGACCGCCCGCCTTTAAACCCTAATTTAGTCGCTGAGTTTTCCCACGCTCTCCAATCATTGCTTCCTTTATAGATTTTATAAGCGGTTTGCGCGTTAAATAGAGGGTCGTACAGTTTGCTAGAGTCTCTTTTAGGGTCTTTCTTAGGGTCATCGTACGCTCTAATTTGCATTAAACCAATACTGTAATCCCAGAGGCTACTTTGACGCGCAAGCTCTTTATCACCTTCAGCATTAGTTCTAAATCCTGATTCAGCGCGAGCAATAGCCACTGCCTCATCAAGTTCTTGTCCTTCAGCAAACCCTGCTTGCTTTAATATTTTTCTAACTTCAGCATCTTTTAAAGTTTCACCCTTATGGCTATGTTTTACTCCGCCGCCTTCGTGACGGTTCTTAGTCCCCATTAAATGGTTAGGGATAATTACCCCATCAGTTTTTGGAATAAATAGTTCTGGACCCTTTTCACCAACAACATAAGGTGACTCGCCACCTACGTTACCGCCCTCTGCTTTAAATCCGCCTTTTCCAAGAAGAGCCATAAGGAAACCCATAACACTGTTTCCCATACCGCCGCCTGCGCCGCCCGCAGTCTGCAGAATAGCGGCTAGCGCGTTAAATGCTTTTAGTGGGCCCATGATTCCAGCAATGTCATCAGCAGTCAGTGCTGTTTCAGAAATATTATTTAAGAAACCTTGAACCCCACCGTACGCAGCCGCTCCAGCGTTAGAAGACTGACCAATACCTCTAGTACCTAAAGCATTTGCTTTTTGTTTTGTTTGAACAGCTTTAGTAGTGAAACCCGCATCAAGCGCGCCTTCGCTTGTAATTGCAGCTCCATTAGTTCTAGCTTTATAAATAAGCCCGTTTTTAACAGCTGTATACACTAGAGGGTCATCGCCAAACATATTTTGAACCATAGAGTCCATAGAGTTTCCAGGCTGAAAAGCAATAATAATATCTCGCTCTGTTACTGCGCCTTTTCCGTCTTTATACACGTCTCTAGTAATTTTTTTCCATAGGTCATCAATGATTACATCCATAGGCTTCATATTGCCTTGTTCATCACGGATGTTAATACCAACACCTTTAAGCATGTTTACTGAACGCGCTTGTTGCATGCCGCCGTACGCACGGGTAGTTCCTTCTAGACCCATACCTGGAGTTAAGTTAGATACATTTGAAATTCCAGACATAACACTGCCTTCAAACTGGTCTCTAGTACCAGCTCTTTGAATAAAGTTAGGCCCATTAATTCCGTAACTTTGAGCAGCAGCCAGTCCTCTATAGGCATCCATAGGGTCGTTTGATGCGCCGCCTGCTGCCATTTTAGCCGCTGAACGGCGAGTGTATTCGTACTGGTTGGTGAGGTTTCCTTGACCGTTTGCGCTTAACGCGCCAAACGGGTCAGTTGTGCTACTCATTCTGTCAAGAAGGCTGCCTCGTCCTGGATTTGTTGTCATGAACGCGGCATTTCGTTGCATAAGAAGTTGAGCTTCAACCATGTCAGAGGTTGAGTGAGCGCCCATTAAAGCTGTACCAGCTCCATACAGGACTGCGCCTGTTCTGTTTTGTGATACAAAATCGGACAAGTTGCGGAACATTCCTCCACCGCCACCGCCTCCACCGCCGTAGCCTCCTCCGCCACCAGTGCCTACTAGCTCACCCCCACCGTTTTGGCCACCGCCAATTGCAGTTTGTGCAGGAGAGGTAAATACTTGGTTGTTACTTGGCTGTTGTTGTTGAGAGAAGTTAGCGTCTGGGGCAATTTTGCTAGAGCTTTGGCCTCCTGGGCCACCGCCTTTAACTAATCCACCAGCTTTTGAACCAGCACTTTGAATAGCTTGTCCAACGTTTGTCCACTCTTGCTTTAAGCGAACAGTATCTTGGATACTTCCCGAGATACCGCCTCTAAGGTCGGTAAGGACGGCAGATGTACGTGAGGGTAGGTTCATACCACTTTTGCTATCAGCCACTGTTACTTCCTTCCGCTATACCGTAGTGCTCTGTCTAACCAGTTTGCCCGTTCTCTTACAGATAGTTCTCTAATTTCAGTTAGAGTCCAACCAGTAAATGCACGAGTTAAAATCTCATACTGGTCTAAAAGACCAGTGTATTCAGGCATCTCAGAGTTGAAACAAATCAAGCAAGCTAAGTGGTAGGTCTATAGACTCTCCACATGCCTTGCAAGCTTTCTTCACCTCCCCGAGGCGTGGGCCTGGGTTGTTTTCAATAATGTCGTCTACAATCTTTGCGCGGTCAACCATTCCTAAAGATAGAACGGTATGTGAGCCCATAGATGGTGCGCCGTTTACAGATATAACGCAACCAGACAGCAAAAGAGTATTAATCTCTGCAGATGTCTTATCAGCGTTGTCCATAAGCTTCTTTTGAACTAGCCCTGTAGGTAGTGCAACCCCTACTGGACCTTTCTTTGTTTCAACTACCCAAGTACGACCTTTAGAGTCGTCAAGTGCGCGAACAGGCACGTCTTCAGATAAAACAATTACAGCTTCTTGGTCCTCGTTACACGCGTAGCAGTGGACCATAGCTTTTAGCTCATCTCCAAATGTAACCTTGCGAATGCCCATCAAGATTGCATCTCTGTCTCCAGATAGCAGCCCATCTAGCATCTCTTTAGTTGCTTCTTCGTTACCAATCTTTACAAGGCCTCGTTGAAGTAGTACTCCTAAAGCTTTGGCTCTTGAACCAGCTTTAGAGATAGCTTCTTCGTCAGCCCCATTGAGCTCTCGCACCTCTGCGGTTTTAACAACAGTGCCGTCCTGGGAGAGATATCCCCCAGGAAGGTCAACTGTCGTATCCGAAGGTGCCCGAGAAGTAATTACCTTCTCAGGCTCTTCCATAGCTTTTTGAGCGAATTGTGCTACTAACTCGGCATCTGTGATGACTTTTGACATGTATTGTGCTCCTTAGTTTAGGGTTTTAAATTATTACGCTTGTGCGAGGCTAGAACGACCTACAGCATCTCCGTCGTTATTTGTGAAGAATACTGATAGACCTTCGTGAACTAGCTGCATTGATTCAAATAGGATTGCTCCATCGTTTGCTGCTAGGTCTGTATAGTTTAGCTGAGTAATCCACGCATTACGGATATCAAATCCCATACGAGGAGTGTTTACAGTAGCGTTTGGGTGGTCCATAACAAAGATTTTCATGTTAACTCGGAAACCCTTACCGTTGCTGTTACCCGCTGCTAACCCATCTCCAGCAACTGCTGCAAATAGGCCACGCATCCAAGTAATTGCTTGGTCGTTGCCGTAAAGCGCACCACGTTGTAGTGAGATTGGGCTAAACGTAGTCATTCCAGGTACTTGGTGAACGGTAGTGTTGTAACCACCTTCACGGTACGGAATAGACTGAGTTGTGATGTTTAGACCACTGATAGATGAAAAACCACCTACCCAGCCTTCTTGTATAGTGTTATTAGCTGCTGCGTTTGACGAGAGTAGCTTATTGCTAAACGGAGCGTCTCCCTTTGCAGGCGTGAACTCACACTGGAACCGAAACGAGCGTAACGGGTCGGACGCCAATGTAGAGTAGTCACCGATTTTTGTATTTGGCATTTTTGCTTATCTCCTTTACGCCACAGTAACGGTGGTGTTACCGTTAAACTGACCGATTTTGATGATTACGAATTCAGCTGGGCGCTGAAGAGCCACACCAATTTCAATATGGAGTTCACCATTATCAATTAGTGCTTGTGGGTTAATCGTTGCGTCGCATCGTACGTAAAATGCTTCCGCTGGAGTTGTTCCTACTAAACCACCTTGTGACCAGAAGTTAGTTAGGAAGCTTCCTAATGTTGCCTTAACGCGGCGCCATAAGAAGGAATCGTTTGGCTCAAATAGAGCAAACTCTGTAAGGTCTGTAGCAGACTTACGCAAGTAGATGAGTGTACGACGAACTGGTACGTACTTATCAACGTAACCAGCCTTTAGCGTACGAGCGCCCATTACTACAATACCTGTTCCCGCAACAAACTTAATTGCGTTAACTGGTGAAGCAGATGAGTTAGCTAGGTCTAGCTCTGCGTTAGTTAGTTTCTTTACAGATACTGCGCCTGCAAGGCGAGCTTGCAAACCAGCTGGAGCTTTGAACACTCCACGAGAAGCATCTGTTGCTGCGTATAGACCAACTACGGCTCCACCAGCGCCAACTAGCCTTGTCTGACCAGTAGCCGCACCGATTCCCAAAGTAGGGTCTGCAATGTATAGGCGTGGGTAGTAAACAGCAGCTTGTGAAGATTGAGTATAAGAAGCAGCAAGGTTTAGCTGTGTGCTAGAGGTTGCAGGTGCCCCAAGTGTCATATCGACTCCTGAAGCAAGGGCTGAATCAACAACAACAAATACGTCTCCGCGAGCTACTGCATAAGCGATTGCTGCGTTAATTGTTGTAGCGTCAGTAAACCCTGGAACGTTTAGGATTAAAGACTGAAGAACTGTGTCAAAGTATGTATAAGTTACTATAGTGCTAATAGCAGAGCCGTTAGCTCCACCAGTTAGTGACTGATTAGTAACTACAGCTGGATTCTTGTTTGCACCAGTTGTTGCTGAGGCTAAATCAGTAGCAAATACATAGTTTGAGCCGTTATTAATAACGTTTACAGCATAACGAGTGTTAGTTGATGTCATTGACAAGTCGGTGAACTTTTCAACAATGTTTGCATCAGAGGTTCCACCATAGTTAATAGTTACATCAAAGAGGCCAGTAATACTAGCGTCTGTGATGCTTACTGTAATGTCATTACCCCAAGCGCCTTCGTTCCAGGCATCTAACTTTAAAGTTGCAATAGGTGTAGAAGCACGGTCGTTAAACGTACGTGTTCCATCTGCAGCGCCTGAGCCAGCTACACGAACAACGTAGCAAGCATTTCCGCCGTTTGCAAAGAACATGTAGATAGCAAGTGGTAGGTCATTAGACGCTGTGATGTTCCACTGACCAAATAGGGTTACATACTGGCTCCAGGATGTAACAAGGGTAGGTGTGTTAAGTGGGCCGCGGTCGTTGGGCCCAATGAAAGCACCATATGAGTCTGAGTTGGGACCAACTACAGATTGAATAGGGTTAAGCGTCTCTTGGACGTATACCCCAGGGCGTTGAAATGCCATTAAATTATCTCCTTAAATTGATTCATAGGTAACATATGTTAAACCGCTTGGTATCCAGAAGGGGGAGTCGAAGTTTTATCCAAGAACACTGTCTCTGTATGCTTAACTGCAGAGGCAGCTAGTGTAGGAGTCATCTCACTGACAACTCTTACAGAAAGCGCGTTCCTTAGAAGACGACGGTTTCCAGTTTCACCATCTACCGCGTCTCGTTTTACAAATCCATCCAGGAACATAGAACGGTAGCCAGTCTCTGTTCCTAATTGATTAGGGACAGCTAGCTTTCCGAACTTTGATGGAAACTTATTTAAGAGCTGCATCATTAGAGCTCTATCGTGGCGCGGGTGACGCGCATAAGATGTGACTTGGTACACAAGGTCGTAAGCCACAGGAATGTCATACTTATATGACCTACCTGTTGTTGGGGATACGGTTCCGTTGTAGTCTGCGTCGTACATAATGCCAGAGTTTTGGCGGTCATTTGCAGGATTAATGTCAATAAGGTCAATCGTTACAAATGGAAACTCCTGTGCGCGGACTTCAACATCTGGGTAACCAAACCATACTTTCACTGGACGTGCGGCGTTCTTTTCATCCGATACAGTCATACCAGCCAGGTGAGCTTTAAGGGCGGCGTCTTCCGCAATAATAAATGGGTTTCCCATTAGAACACCTCCTGCATTTCTAATAGAAGGTCAAGGGTGTTATTAGCAAGGGCCTTTTGAATAGACTCTTCGGCTCTACGTGTAAAGTTACGGATAAGTGCGCGAGGAGGGTTTCCTTCAGAACCGTACTCAAGGTCATCTACCTGCTTGGCAATAGACTCTGGGTAGGTGAGGTTTAGCTTTCCATCATCATATGAGACCGCTAGCTGTGCAATTACATCATCTGGCCAGCCCATAGCGTCAGCTGAAATGGCAAGGAGAGATTCCAATTGAGGAATTAAATTGTATGCGGCGTCAGAGGACGCGACTTCTACGTTCTTATCGTCCTGATACACGTCTAGCTACTCTACCTAGAATATACGCTGCGCCAAGACCAAGAAGTTGTTTGTTTTTATCACCCTGCGAAGGCAAGTTCTCTACAACGGCTTTAGCAAAAGCCACTTCATCTGGTTTGTCTATGTTAGACATGGCAAGTCTCCTAAGACTAGGCAACGTACTTCGCAAGGTAAAGCTTGACCCCCGCATGAGGTCAATCTAAGTATAAAGAAAAAGCCCCCTTGCGGGGGCTTAACCTTACTTCTT